CGGCGCGCGGGGAGAAGGGGCCATGGACGTCGGCGCGGCTGAAATCCCTCTTCGTCGAACTCGGGCAGATGAACTACGATGCCCATGTCGAAGCCGGGAAAATGCTGGCGCAGGAGATGTACGGCTTCGCTGATCATGAGGCCGACTCGACTCAGCAGATGCTGCAGGCCCAGGTACCCGTTTCCATCAATACCCGGCGGCCGTCGCCGGCGCAACTGGCCGAGCTTGTCGACAAGACTCCGATCGCATGCGGTCCGGACAAGAAGCTCCTGCTCGAGGAGATATTCACCGGCCTTGCGAAGAGCAAGGAGGAATCGATCCGTGGGGCGATCCGGCTCGGGGTTGTCGAAGGGGAGACCACAGAGCAGATCGTCCGGCGCTTGGTAGGAACCCGGGCGGCCCGCTTCACCGATGGGCTGATTGAGAAGAACCGGCGCGGCGCCGAAGCGATGGTCCGGACGATCGTCAACCACGTCAGCAATGGTGCAGTGCAGAAGACCTACGCCCAGAATGGCAACATCGTTAAGGGGTGGACGTTCCTCGCAACCCTGGACAATCAGACCACCATTACCTGTGCCTCCCTCTCCGGGACCGAGTGGCCGGTGGGGCAGGGGCCGATTCCGCCTTTGCACGTCAACTGCAGATCCTTCGCACTGCCAATCCTCAAGAGCTTCCGCGAGCTCGGAGTAGATATCGAAGAGATGCCGGCCAGCACCCGCTCATCAAAGGACGGCCAGGTGCGCTCCGATATTTCTTTCAATGATTGGCTCCACGGCCAGCCGGCGAAGGTCCAAAAAGATATCCTGGGCGCTACCCGGCAGAAGCTCTTCATTGAAGGCAAGTTGCCGCTTGAGAGGTTCACTGATAGTAAGGGCGTTGTCTACACTCTTGACGAATTGAAAAAGAAGAACGAGGGGACGTTCAAAGATGTTTTCGGGGCTCAAAATAGTGACCCTTTAAGGGTCGGAAAAAGCCTTGCAGAAAATCTTAAGGCGGCTGAGGATGACATACGGAATCTCCCCTACGAAAAAGCCAGGGTCTTTGACTCAGACGGGAACCTGATCCTCAAAAAAACGGGTGAAAAATCGCATGTGGCCTTTACCCCGGATGAAATGGCGAGCTTCAAAGATGCAATCCTGACCCATAACCACCCCAGCGGCAGTTCATTCTCCTCTGCCGACCTTGTCTTTGCCCGGCATACTGATATGCTAGAAATACGTGCAGTTTCGACAAAATACGATTATAGTATCAAGCGCGATTCTGCATCGGGGTGGGCCGGTAAATCGCCACTGTCAGCCGAGTCGCTATACGCAAAGGCAAGGGAACAGATAAAAACGGAGTACAATGCTCTTAACGCAGAGGGGAAATTGACTCAGTTGCAAATAAACGATTTCCATCATGCGATTATTGAGCGTTTTGCTAAACTGGCAGGTCTCGACTACTCCAGGACTGAGGTAAATTGATGAAGAACATGCTTGACGATAAATACCTTGATGTGGACAAATACATCCCCAACGGTGAAGTCGCTTGTGCAACATGCTTGAATTATGAAGGTGAGCACAAATGCAAGGCCTTCCCTGCTGGTATTCCTCAGGACATTCTTGACGGTAAGAATGATCATAAAAAGCCTTACCCCGGTGATAACGGAGTACAGTACGAAGCAGTATAGAGACTAGAATGCCCTTCGCCCTCATTCCCGCTGACCTCCGAATCTGGATCGCGACCTCTTTCCCTTCGTCCAAGGGCTCGCGCTACCCCTACGCCCTCCAGATCGCCCAGGGTGCGGACTACTACCGAGAGGACCTAGTGGGAAAGGGGAAGCTGCACACCGCCGGATTCCGAAATAACCTCGATTCCATCCAGCGCGCCGTGGCGCTCCTGGAATATGCCGGGAGCATCCGGGGTTGTATGACGGCCAACGGCTCATCAATCTGGGACGCCGGCCGGACACTCCGGGTACTCCGCTGCTACCTGGGCGCCCTCGCGTCAAACCCTTCCTACTGCAAATTCCCCTACGAGTCCCCGTTCCGCGTCTTCCAAATGGGAATGGAGCCCGCGCTGCTTCCCTGCCGCCTGGTGGAGGGCTACTTCATCGCCAACTGGCATACCTCTGGCTCGATCCCTGAGCAGCTCCAAGCGGCGGCCGTCGAGAGCGGGTGCGAGTGGTGCCCGCTTTGGGAACCAGTACTGACCGACTTCCGACCTTCCTCTGGTATCACCCCCTGCTCTCCGGCTGAGCTTCCACTATCCCCGCGCCTCATCAAATAGCCTCCCGTTAACCCTCTTCTGCGCCACCTCTAATTTTTTGTTGACAAAATACACAGCTAGGCGTATCCGTACCGTGTATATTTTCAACGCAGTGAGTAACCGGATGCCTGGATAGGCAAACAAAAGGGGCGCGAAGCCATGAAGCTGAAACTGAACGACCAGGGATTTGCTGAGGTCCGGGATGGAAAACCCGTCTACCTCGAAGACAGCGGCGCTGAAATTCTGGGAGATTTCCCCGGAGCAATGGCGAAGATTACCTCCTTGAATGCTGAGTCGAAAACGCACCGGCTCAAGGCTGAAGAGGCTACTACGCAGCTTCAGGCGTTTGCGGGAATTACCGATCCGGCCGCAGCAGTCAAAGCCCTCCAGTTTGCTCAGTCGATGGAAGGTAAGAAGGTAATGGACGATGAGGGAATCAAAACCCTGATCACCAACGCAGTCAAGCCGCTCCAAGACCAGCTGGCCGCCAAGGATGCCGACCTCACAGCAAAAGACGGACACATCTACAAGCTGGAAGTCGGTAACCGCTTTGCAACCTCCGGGTACCTGAAGGACAAGACGATTCTTGGTGAGACTCCGGACATCGCCGAAGCGTTCTTTGCCAAGAATTTCAAGGTCGAGGGCGGGAAGGTCATGGCCTACGACGCCGCCGGCAACCAGATCTACAGCCGCACCAAGCCGGGCGAGCCTGCGGAGTTTGACGAGGCCGTGGCAATCCTGGTTGAAAGCCATCCGAAACGTGACCATATCCTGAAGGGCTCCGGCGCCTCCGGTTCCGGTACACAGGGAAGCCAGGGTGGCGGCGGGAACGGAAAGACCCTGAACAGAACAGCATTCGGCGCGCTGGACCCCTCCAGCCAGTCGGCCCACATCAAAGGCGGGGGAACCGTCGTCGATTAACCCTTTCCAGACTGTCGTGAGATAGGCTGGGGAGCTAACCTACCGCTGTGAAGCGGCATGTAAGGAGACTCTCTCATGGGCAATACGCTCACTGGCCTCATCCCGGTTCTTTATGAATCCCTCGACGTAGTTTCCCGCGAACTCACCGGCTTCATCCCCGCAGTGTACAAGAACTCCAGCGCAGAACGCGCGGCACTCAACGAGAGCATCACCTATCCGGTGACTACTCCGAGCGCGCTGATCGACGTGACGCCTGGCGTTACCGCTCCCGATGCTGGCGACCAGGTCATCGGCAACGGTTCCATGACCATCTCCAAGTCCAAGGGCTACCCGGTCCGCTGGAACGGCGAGGAGCAGAAGGGGATGCTGAACGCAGGCACCTACAATACCCTGCTCGCTCAGCAGTTCCAGCAGGCTTTCCGTACGCTCGCCAACGCCGTCGAACTTGACATCGCCATCGCTGCCTACAAGGGCGCTGCCCGCGCCTATGGCACCGCCGGAACCGCTCCCTTCGGAGTCTCCGGAGACCTCTCCGACGTGGCACAGATCAAGAAAATCCTCGATGATAACGGCGCCCCCGGCGACCGTCGCTTGGTACTCGGTACCACGGCCGGCGCTAACATGCGCGGCAAGCAGACCGTTCTCTTCAAGGTCAACGAGGCTGGCACTGAAGCCATGCTGCGCGCTGGTATCCTCGGGCAGCTGTCCGGGTTTGGTATCGGTGAATCGGCTCAGGTCCAGAGCGTTGTCAAAGGCGCAGGCGCAGCTTACGTCACTTCCGGCTCTACGGCGGTCGGAGTCTCCGATATCGCCCTGGTTACCGGCAACGGGATCATCAATGCTGGCGACGTCGTCACCTTTGCTGCCGATGCCAACAACAAG